GACGCGCTATATATCCGAAACAACAGATGACTATGACCGCAGACTTGATCTAACCCCGTTAGATAACCACTGTAAAAACATAGTCCACATCTACAGCAGCTTCCTTTGGCGTGTGCCGCCTACTAGAGCCTATAACAGCGCAGCCAATAACGTGGCCCTTGATTCTTTCTTAAAAGATGCTGATCTTGATGGTCGCAGCTTTGACGCGTTTATGCGTGAGGCTCAGATTTGGTCTAGCGTGTATGGTCATGTATGGCTAATGATGGATAAGCCTAAGTCTACAGCAGGAACAAAAGCAGAAGAGCTAGAGCAAGACATCAGACCCTATGTGACTATGTTCACTCCTGAGAATGTTCTTGACTGGAACTATGCTCGCACCCCTAGTGGTCGCTTTGAGCTTGACTATCTGAAGGTTAGAGAAAGCGTTATCCGTGTTGACGAAACAACCACAGAGACTTACTACCGCGTTTGGTACAAAGACCGAGTAGAGCAATGGCACTCAGTTAATGACCTAGATAAGATGATTGAAGTGGATGACAACGTACTGGGTCGCATCCCTGCGGTGTTCCTNCCTGCACAAAGATCGATAACCAGAGGCATAGGGCTGAGTGACATAGCAGATGCGTCCTATATGCAAAGAGCTATCTATCAGGAACTATCAGAGATCGAGCAGCTAATCCGTATNTCTAACCACCCGACACTGGTTAAATCNTTTGGCACCGATGCTAGTGCAGGTGCTGGTGCGATTATNAATCTGCCNGATGATATGGACGCACAGTTAAAACCTTACCAGTTACAGCCTAGCGGTCANAACCTAGACGCTGTTCGTGCATCGATAACCGATAAGGTAGAGTCAATTAACCGCATGAGCCACATGGGTGCTGTGCGCGGAACGCAAGCCATGACCATGAGTGGTGTGGCTATGCAGACCGAGTTCCAAATGCTTAATGCCAAACTATCAGAAAAGGCCGACCTTCTAGAACTTGCCGAAGAGCAGCTTTGGGTGTTGTTCTGTGATTGGCAGGATGTCACCCCCGATGTGCAGATATTCTACCCAGACGCATTTGACCTAAGAGACTACGACAAGGAGTTGATGTTCCTACAGCAGATGAGAGCTACAGGCGTTAAGTCTGCAACCCTTGCGATGGAGATTGACAAGAAGATTAGCGACCTTATTCTTGATGATGAAACGCTTGCTAAAGCTCATGCTGAGATTGAAGAAAAAGCATCTGTACTTGGCGACTTCTCTGAGAAGACACAGATATACAGCTATCACATTGATGCTGGTGTGGTTACACCTAATGAGGTTAGAGAGAAGATTGGGCTTGATGATGTTGAGGGTGGAGACACCCTTATTGAGCCAAAGGAAGAAGGCTCTGATGCCTCTGGCGGTGTTGGTCAGTTCTAATGCCAGCAGACGTTGATCAGCTAAATGCAGTAATAGCTCAAGCTAACAGACATCAGGAACTTTTGTCTGCTGCCTTGATTAGGCTGGAAAATCGAATAGCTGATTTAATGTCTACTGCTCCATTGCGCGATGGTGATCTGTTTGATTTAGAATGGGCGATACAGGCCAGAACTGAACTGCGGCAAGTTATAGAGCAGGAATATCTAGCAACAGTCGATAACATAGTTAGGCAGTATGCTGGCGTAGCTGATGACATAGTTGCAATGCTGGGAACTTATGGCGACGTTACCAAGCTAGACCCTGCCATAATCTCGCAACTCCAGTCGCTAACCTTTCAGGGTTTTGATGATCTAGGGCAAAACTTCCTAGACGCAGTATCTAAAGAGATATACGAAAGCACTCTAACAGGCACATCGTTTGTGAATAGTTTGGCTACTATTAAACAGTCTGTAGATGCAAGTTTAGGACGATACGCAAAGCAAGCATTGCACGATGGTCTCATGCAGTTTGATGCAGCCGTGAATACTAGAATAGCACTAGACGCTGGTGCAACTGAGTTTAAGTATTATGGCCCTGACGATAGTGTGACTCGGGATTTTTGCGAAAAGCACGTAGGCAAAACATATACAAAAGAAGAGATCGAGGAAATCTGGTCTGGCAGTTGGGCAGGAAAGATCAGTGGCGATCCTTTTGTAGTACGGGGCGGCTATAACTGCCGCCATAGATTTAGAGGCGTTTTTTAAGAGGTGACATATGCCACAAGGTAAAGGTACATACGGTAGTAACGTTGGGCGACCAAAGAAGAAGAAGAAACCAAAAAAGTAAATTTATGCTAGACTAACGATTCACCAATACTCTTTAAGAGGCACGCGACATGAGCGATGAAATCATGGAAACAGAAGCAGAGACTGAAACTGCGGCAGTAGAAACTCAGGAAAGCAAGACCTTTACTCAGGATGAACTAGACCGCATTGTTGCGGATCGTGTTGCTAGAGAGCAGCGCAAGTTCGATAAACGACTATCTGGCGTTGACCTTGATGAAGCTAAAGACCTGTTGGCAAAAAAAGAAGCCGCAGAGTTGGAGCGACAGAAAGAGCGCGGGGAGTTCGATAAAGTCCTGAAGCAAACGGTCGAGAAGAAAGACATGGAGATACAGAGTTACAAAAGCAAGTTGCAACAGACGCTAGTAGATGGAGCGATTCTGGGTGCAGCTTCTAACAGTAATGCTGTTAATCCGAATCAAGTCTCTCAGCTACTAAAAGACCAGACCAGACTGTCAGATGACGGAACGGTCGAGGTGCTAGACGCTAACGGAGTACCGCGATACAATGACAGCGGTGATTTGTTATCAGTCAGCGAGATGGTAGCAGAGTTCTTGACAGTAAACCCACACATGGTCAAAGCGTCACAAGGTGGCACAGGATCGATGGGTAACGCTGGTGGCTCTACGCAGAAGCCTCAATCTGTGGCAGATATGGTTGCAAACTGGGAAAATGGTGGCAAAGAAGCATTTGCTGCTATGAAGAAAAAGTAACCACAAACCACAAACTAATTTTATTTAAAGGCAATTTATCATGGCTGCAACTACTTCAACAACTCTCGACGACCTGTTCGTCAATATCGTCGCTCAGGCTCGTTTCACTGCCGAAGAGCAATCACTAATGATGGGTCTTGTAACTAACTACAACATCCAATCTACTGCTGGCAAGACCATTCAGGTTCCTAAGTACCCAGCAATCGCTGCTGCTGACTTGACCGAAGGCACTGATATGTCAAGCACCACTGTATCTACTAGCTCAGTTTCTGTAACTGTTGGCGAAGTAGGCGCACAGGTTCTGCTGACTGACATGGCTACCTACGGTGACGGCAACCCTGCTGTAGAGCTAGGAACTGTTCTCGGTAACGCTATCGCCACTAAGATCGATACTGACCTGATCGCCCTGTTTGACGGCTTTTCTAGCTCTATCGGTGCTGCTGGTGCAGAGATCACTGTAGCTGACTTGTTCAAGGCTGCTGCTACTCTCCGTGCTGCTAAGATTACTGGCACTATCAATGCTGTAGTACATCCTTTCCAAGCGTACCAGTTGAAAGCTAACCTAACTAACACCTTTGCTAACCCAAATGGTGGCGACTTGCAGAACGAAGCAATGCGTAACGGTTATGTTGGTACTATCGCTGGCATCAATGTATATGAGTCTGCCAACGTAGCTATCGACGGTTCTGGCGATGCTAAGGGTGCTGTATTCGCTCCCGAAGCTCTGATGATCGCTATGAAGCGCGACTTCAACATTGCTCCACAGCGTGATGAGTCACTCCGCGCATTCGAGTTGAACGCTACTGCTGTATATGGCGTAGCCGAGCTTGACGATGCATTCGGTGTTGAGATTCTGTCTGACGCTGTACTGTAAGACTGACTGCCCCTTCTTCGGAGGGGGCTTTCTTACGAGGTTTACATGGCTATAACTTATCGCGGTGAAAGGTTCGAAGGCTACAACAAGCCTAAGCGCACCCCCAAGCATGACAGCAAGAGCCACGCTGTACTTGCTAAAGAAGGCGACAAGATAAAGTTAATTAGGTTCGGTCAGAAGGGTGCAGACAACAAGCCGCCCCGCAAGAACGAATCAGAAGCAGACAAAGCCAAGCGCAGGTCGTTTAAGGCAAGGTTTGCAAAAGACATAGCAAGAGGCCGCAAAGATAAGACAGCATCAGCGGCTTACTGGGCAGATAAGGTGAAATGGTAATGGCTTACTCAAGCGACGCAGATTTATTAAAGCTAATCCCCGATATTCTCGATCTAGGTATCGAGTCTTTTGTATTGGAACACCCCAAAGCACAGGCAGACATACAGCGCGAGCTACGGATTAAGTGGTGGCCCCGCAAGAATATATCTGGTGAGATGGATAACACTAAGCTCACAGCAACGCAGTTCACCACGGTATCGGCTTATTTGGTGCTATGGCGTTATGCGCTGCCGCAGTTGACTAACTGGGTAGATGGTGATCGATTCGGAAACATGATCGACTTTTACAAAGCGCGATACGGTGAAGAGCTAGAATCTGTATTGGCAGATGGCGTTGATTATGATGAAGACGGTGATGGCACTGTTGACTACGATGAGAAGCAGCCTGTCGGCCAGCGGTTAGATAGATAATGCAGGTTAAGATTGATACCAATGCCAAGGCTGTTGCAAAGCGTATTGGCAAGAAAGGCAAGGAACTATCGGCTAGCGTTAAAAGGGCTTTGTCGATTACTGCTCAAGTCGGTATTAATATCATTGAGGCCAGAACCAGTAAAGGCGTTGGCTTTAAGGGTGGGAAGTTTAAGAAGTATACGCCCGTATATGCTGCATTTAGGGCTAGTAGAGGCAGAAGCACAAACCCAGACCTACAGTTTACAGGTCAGATGTTAAGCTCGATGACATCAAGGGCAAGCAGCACTAAAGCTGAGATATTCTTTACTAGAGCCACTGAATCTAAAAAGGCTGCAATGAACAATAAGACTAGACCGTTTTTTGGGTTTAGCGATAGAGAAGAAAAGCAACTTGGCGAAGTATTCTTCAGGGCATTGAAATGAGCGTTAGAGAGAACATTGCAAACAACTTGGTGGCTACGCTTCAGGCAGTTAAAACGCCAGTAGATATTAAGTATGTAACGAGAGAGCCGTTTGATTTTACTAAGTTATCAAGCGCACAATTTCCTGCTATCCTTGTTCGAAGTGCAGACGAGGATAGAGAAGATAGCAGCATCGGTGGGTCAATTACTCAGCGAATGGCTACAATCAATTATGAGTTTATTTGCTACGTTAAAGGGTCTGTCATTGATTCAGCCCGAAACAACATTATCGAAGCAATTGAAGAAGGTCTTGACGTTGACCGTTTGCGCGGGGGCTATGCCCTTGATACGCAGATAACCAGAGTCGAGATTGATGAAGGTTCTATTGACCCCATTGGTGGGGTTATTATTACAGTTCGCGTTTTGTATCAGTACACTCGCGGCACAACTTAACTTAAATTAGAGGTAATTATCATGGCGACTAAAACAGGCGCATCTGGTGTAGTAAAAATCGCGGCATCTGGCGGCTCTGTGGCCGTTGTGGGTGAGGTTCGTTCTTTCACGTTTGATGGTTCAGCAGATACCATTGAGGATAGTGTAATGGGCGATACCGCACGATCTTACAAAGAAGGTCTAAAAACCAATACAGTAACTATCGAGTGCTACTGGGATGAGGCTGACGCACAGCAGCTTATCCTTGACGAACGCGCTGCGGTAGATTTTGAGATTTATCCAACAGGTACTGGCACTGGCGAATCTTACTTCTCTGGTGGCGGCATTGTGACTTCTCGCTCTATTACTGGTTCTTTCGATGGTATGGTAGAAGCCAGCTTCTCCATCCAGTGCAGCGGAGCAGTAACTGAAGCAACAGCATAAGGGGATTAAACCATGGGATTAGCTAAAGAGTTACGCAGTAGAAGAAAGGTTGAGGCACGAGAAGTACAAGTGCCAGAATGGGGTGACGAATCTGGAGCGTTTAAGTTGTATTGCAGAAGCATTACCTGCTATGACTTAGACCAGTTGCAGAAGAAGCACCCTAACTTCCTAAACAACACCACAGTTGGCGCGATGGTGGATTTGATCGTTATGAAGGCAGAAGATGAGGGCGGCAACAAGCTCTTTACTTCTGCTGAGGATCGCATTGATTTGATGGGCGAAGAAACTAACGTAATCAGTGAGATAGCTAATCAGATGTTTGCACAGATCGAGTCAGTAGAGGCAGCTGAGGGAAACTGAGAAGCGATCAGTCGAGGATGAATCTGCTTTCCTTGGCTGACCGCCTTCACATGAGCATAGAAGAAGCAGAGCAAATGCCTGTCAGTCACTTTAACGAGTGGTTGGCCTACTTCCAGATAATGAGCGAGAACAATGGCTGAAAATGTAAACATCACGATTAGGGCATTTGATAAAACCAAGAAAGGTTTTGGTTCTGCTGCTAATGGATTGAAGGCAATAGCTGGCTCTGTGTTTAGCCTAAGAACTGCACTGGTTGGCGTTGCTGGTGCTGCTGGTTTTGGTTTGTTAGTTAGATCATCCCTTAATGCCACAGACTCCTTAGCAAAGACCGCTGCAAAAATAGGCACAACAACTGAGGCTTTGGGCGCATTAAGATATGCGGCTGACCTTACTGGCGTGGCTACTCAAACAATGGATATGGCCCTGCAAAGGTTTACCCGCAGAACTGCGGAAGCAGCAGCAGGAACTGGTGAGGCCAAGGGTGCTATTAAAGAGCTAGGTATAAACGCTCAAGAATTAAACAGAATGCCGCTAGACAAACGAATGATTGTTCTGGCTGATGCATTTGAGAAAGTAGAAAGCGAATCTGACAGGCTACGTCTAGCCTTTAAGCTGTTTGACTCCGAGGGTGCAGCCCTTGTAAATACCTTGTCTCAGGGAAGCGATGGTCTGAAAGAAATGCTAGGTGAAGCGAAAGTGCTTGGCCTTACCATGTCTAGCACTGCCGCTAAAGGTGTCGAGGATACAGTTGACTCTCTGACTAAGCTCAAGAGCTTGTTTAAAGGCGTTACTGATCAAACGGTAGCAGCCTTTGCCCCTGCTATAGAAATGATGGTAGAAAGATTTACGGGCTTCCTACAGCGATCTATAGAGGTTAAAGGTGGCGTTGAGGCATTTGCTAGATCATTAGCTGTTGATTTACTAAATGGCGTTAAAATTGCACTGCAAGCATTTGAAGGTCTGGCAAACGGGTTTATTAAAGTCTACAACGGAGCCTTGCGGATTAAGGATGCGCTGACTAGAGCGTTCACAGATGATAATGAAAAAAATGCCCGTCAACTTAGAACTGAAGTTGAGCAGCTTGAAGAAGCTATGGCTGAAAGAGCGCAAAAAATACAGGGATATACTGCCAAACAAAAGCGCAGTGCAGAAAGTTCACAAGAAAGCGATAGAAAGAGATTAATATCTTTACAGGCTTTGCTTGAAAAGGCAGATGAGACAGGCGAAGAGCTAGACTTTCTTAACGCGGTTAAGTTTGCAGGCAGTCTTGGCTTAGAGATTGATGGATTAATTGAAAAGTTAGAGAACTTTAAAGGCTCTGCCAGTACGATACCAGCCGCTGTTGTGCCAGCATTGAACGACATTGAGCTTGGCTTTAAGTCATGGAGTGACAGCATTCCTGATATGACTACCAATATTCAGAACCTTACCAAGCAGGGACTAGATGGTTTAACAGACTCTCTGACCGCTGGGATAACAGGCGCTGCCAACTTTGCCGATGCTATAAAGTCAATGGCCAAAAGCGTTGTTGACAGCTTAATTAAAATGCTAATCCAGAAATACATTGTTGATGCGGCATTTGGTTTTATTACTAGCTCTTTTGGTACTGGAGGCACAGGCTCAACTGGCTCTGGGATGACGGCTGGGGGTGGAATTGGTATGGGTCAAGACTATTCTGCTACCGCAGCTATTGGCGGCTCTGTGAATAGAGGCCAGCCAACCTTGGTTGGAGAGCGAGGCCAAGAAGTTTTTGTTCCTAATCAAAATGGTGCGATAATTCCTAATAACAAGTTAGGCGGTGGCTCAGGTGTTGTAGTTAACCAAACCATAAACGTCACCACAGGCATCCAAAGCACTGTTAGAGCCGAGATAATTGGACTGATGCCACAGATAGCGCAAGCCGCTAAAGGCGCTGTAGCAGATGCTAGGGTGCGTGGTGGTAACTTCTCAAGAGCAATGGTCGGAGCGTAACTGATGCCTTTATCTTTTCCCAATGTCGGCATACAGAATATGTCAATGCGCCTAAAGCGTGTTGTGGCTGTTGCTGAATCTCCGTTTACTTTAGATACTCAGGTGTATACGCATCAGGGTGCAAGGTGGGAGGCAGAGGTTACTTTGCCGCCTTTGACCTATGCAGAGGCAAGATCAGTAGAAGCATTTATCATTGGTCTTAAAGGGCGTGAAGGTACATTTACTTTCGGTAACCCACTGCATACAGATACAGCCAATGTGACTACAAGCGGCACCACTGCTATCAGGGCAGAGACCCTGACAACATCTGGAGGCAGCACGGCGGTATCGGCAGGAACATACTTTCAGTTAGGCAGTTATCTATACTTGGTTACAGCAGACAAGTCATCAGGCGCTGGTACTTTAGAGTTTCAGCCGCCCTTACGCGAGGCAATAGCTACAGGTCAGGCATTAGACTTCACCCAACCTAAGAGCCTTTGGCGCATGGCTTCTAATGAGGTTTCTTGGTCTACTAATGAGGCCAGCTTACAGGGCTTTAGCTTTGCTATGGTTGAAGCATTATGAGTAGGGCTTTATCTAGTGCAATGCAGGCAGTATCAACTGCTGATGTCGTGCGCCCTATATTCCTTGTGCGTATGGTATTTGATTCAGGCGAAACGCCTAACGAATTAAACCTATGGTCAGGTGTTGGCGATCTTACCTATGACAGTGAGACTTATACTGGCGTTGGTGACTTGTTAGGAATTAGCCCAGTCACTGAGACATCTGATATGCAGGCCAGTGGTATTAACGTAACGCTAACAGGCGTTAAATCATCTTTGGTGGTGATAGCTAAAGATCACGAATATCAGGGCAGGCCTATAACTGTAATGCTTGGCGCGTTTGATGCTTCTGGCGATCTAGTAGCTGACCCGACTGTGATATTTGCTGGCTTTATGGATACCATGACTATCGCTGAATCAGGCGAGACATCTACTATATCTATTGCTTGCGAAAATAAATTAATTGCTTTTGAAAGGGCAAAGGTCAG